ACCCCGGCCCCCGCGGCACGGCCCGTGGTGCACGTCGTCGAGCCCACCACCTACACCGAGACCGACGACGGCAACGCGCTGCGCCTCGTCGACGCCCACCACCCCACCATCCGGTACGTGCCCCAACGCAACGCCTGGGTCACGTGGGACGGTGCACGGTGGCGGTGGGATGACGCCGGGCACGTCACCGAGCTCGCCCGCACCATCGCGCGCGACCTGCCCGACGACGACAAGCAGGCCGACCGGCACAAGCGCGCCTCCCTGTCCAAACGCGGCATCGAGTCCATGGTCGCCCTCGCCCGCTCCGACCGGCGCACGGTGACCCACCTGCGCGACCTCGACGCCCGGCCCTACGAGCTCAACACCCCCGCCGGTGTCCTCAACCTCCGCACCGGCACCCTCACCCCACCCGACCCCGCCGCCTTGCACACCCGGACCACCACCGTCGCCCCCGACATGAACGCACCCCACCCCCGGTGGGACGGGTTCCTCGCCGACACGTTCGCCGGCGACCCCGCCATGACCACCTACGTGCAACGCCTCCTCGGCGTCTCCCTCGTCGGCCTCGTCCTCGAACAGCTCCTCCCGTTCGCGCACGGCGTCGGCGCGAACGGCAAGACGACCCTCGCCGGGACCGTGCAACGCATCGTGGGCGTCGGCGACGACGGGTACTCCCTTAACGCCCCCGCCGAGCTGCTCCTCGCCACCCGCAACGCCGCCCACCCCACCGAGATCGCGCGCCTCGCCGGCGCCCGCCTCGTGTTCACGTCCGAGCTCGAGGACGGGCAGGCGTTCGCCGAGGCCAAGGTCAAGATGCTCACCGGCAAGGACACGATCAGCGGCCGGTTCATGGGCAAGGACTGGTTCTCGTTCACGCCGACGCACTCCCTGTGGCTGCTCGCGAACCACCAGCCCGCCGTTCGCTCCGGCGGCCCCGCGTTCTGGCGCCGCGTCCGCATGCTCGGGTTCGAGCACACCGTCCCCAAGGAGCAGCGCGTCGCCGACCTCGAGGACCGCCTCGTCGACGACGAAGGCCCCGCGATCCTCGCGTGGCTCGTGCGCGGCGCCGCCGGCTACTTCGCCCACGGCCTCGACACCCCGGCCTCCGTGCTCGCCGCCACCGACGCGTACGAGCGCGACACCGACACCGTGTCCCGGTTCGTCGAGGAACGGTGCGAGACCGGCGACCCGAACGCCCAGCACCTGCAGGCCAAGGTCGCCGCCGTCCGCGCCGCCTACGAGCAATGGTGCCGCGTCGAGGACGAGACCCCCGTCACCGCGAAGACGTTCACGCAGCAGCTCGCCGCGAAATTCGGGGTCCGCTCCGCCCGGTCAAACACGGCCCGCTACTACTCCGGGATCCGCGTGACGGATGTGTCACCCGACGACGACGCACCCGTCACCGGTCAGGACGCCCTCGACGACCAGGAGGGCTGGTCATGACGAACCAGCCCCGAACGTCAGCACCCGTGACACATCACCTGTCACGCGTGACGCGTGCACGCGCCGAACTGTCACCGCCCCGCCGTGACACGACCCCGGATGTGTCGTCGCAGGTCGTGACACATGTGACACGTGCTCCCGCTCCGATCGCGAACCCGTCAGTGACAGGTGTGACAGGTGTTTCCAAGGAGACGCCATACGCGCGCACGCGCCCCCGCGCATCGGTCACCGACATGTCCGCACGTGTCACCCGTCACCCGGAGGCGTCGTGACCGTCCTCTTCGACCTCCCCGACGACGTCGACCAGGCCGCCCGGCACGACCCCTCCACGCCCCCGTGGCTGGAGGCCTACACCACCCGGTCCGGGGACGCCCCCCGCCTCGTAGGCACCCGCGCAGTCCCCCGCACCTGCCCGTGCGGCCGCCTCGTCCTCGTCGGGTACGACGCCCCCGCCATCGCCGGCCTCGCCACCGTCGACCCCTACCAGGCCACCCCACAGCTCGAAGCCGCCGCCGTCATCCTCGCCACCGCGACGTACCAGCTCTGGGGCGACCCCGGCCGCTACGAGCTCACCCCCCGCCACGTACCTGGCCTGCGCGCGCTCGGCACGAAGCGTCCCGCCGGCGACGTCGTCGTCGTACTCGCCCACGCCTGCCACCGACCACCCCTGGCCACCACACCCCTGCCCGCACCGCACCGGCCCGCCCGCCCGGGCGACGTCGTCCCGTTCTGAGAGGACCCACAGCATGGTCAATCGCCCCAAGCAGATCGGCACCGCCGCCGAGACCGCCGTCGTCCGCGCAGCGCGCACCCGCGGCTTCCCCCACGCCGACCGCCTCACCCTCACCGGCAACAAGGACCGCGGCGACATCAGCCTCTGCCCCGGCGTCATCCTCGAGGTCAAGGGCGGCGAGAAGGCCCGCGCCGTATCCGACCTCGACATCGAACGCTGGCTCGCCGAGACCAACCGCGAAGCGTTACACGCGAACGCCGACGTCGCCTTCCTCGTCACCCAGCGCCGCGGCGTCGGCTACCCCAACGCCCACAGGTGGTGGGCCTGGTGGCGCCTCGACTGGCTCGACTCGCTCCGCGACCTCGACCCGAAGCACGTCCACTTCGGGCCCGTCCGGATGCTCCTCGACGACGCCCTCACCCTCATCCGCACCGCCGGCTACGGCCAGCCCCTCACCCACTAGGAGCACGCCGCATGACCCTCACCCGCCAGAACCTCGACGACCTCCCACGCGGCAGCATCGTCCGCGCCACCGACCGCCGCGGCCTCCCCGTCGCCGCCGTCAAGATCGGCGACCACCAGACCACCGGCGGCCACACCTGGTCACTCACCGGCCCCGCCCTCGTCGAGTCCTTCCAGCTCGCCCAGCGCGACGCCGTCCTCCTCACCGAAGCCGTCGACACCGCCACCAAGGCGGAAGCGGAAGCGCTTGCTTCGGTGCCCGTGCACGCGCGTGGGGGCGGCGACCCGAGCAGCGGTGTCGGCTGGTACGAGGTAATCCACCCGAGCACGGCGACGACGCTGCTCGCCCACGTGCACGAGGACGGGTCGGTGTACTTCCCGGAGACGAGCGACGGGCGGGCCGAGTTCGAGTTCGCCGCTGCGCGCGGGAACGTGCATCGCCTGGTCCGTGCAGCGGCTGTGTCGCGCGGGGGCGACGAGTCGGTGGAGCTGGCGTGCGCGTGGTCGGACTTTCGGAAGGACTACGGTGCGCGCGGGCATGCCGATGAGTACCGGGCGTTCGTGGCGGGGTGGCAGGCCGGGGGCGGGACGCTCGACGCGGGTGGGCCGCTGCGATGACGGCGATCCCGGTCGATCAGATCCACCCTGAGTCCACGCGGCGTGTGGTGGATCCGACCGGCGGTGAAGTGGCGTGAACTACTCCGCCTCGGGCTTCCCATGGGGCGCCGCCCCCATCGAGTGCGTGAGTCGTTCTCGAGGGGTCCGTCTCGGATCGCTGAGCCACCCCAGGCACAGCGCAGACATCTCCACTGCGATCTGCCTGCGCCCCTTCCAATCTCCGTCAGGCCGCGCTTGGAGTGCGCTCCAGCGCCGATTCAGACGGTTGGCGAGAGCGAGCCGGCGCGAACGGCGCCTGATCGGTCGACGTTGGAGCAGCAAGATCGCACGTACGTACGCCCGAGTCAGCTCGAAGAACGGGCGAGAATCTGTGATCGCTCCCTCCCCGTGGAACCAGAGAGCATCAGCCGTCGAAGCCACGGCGCTGAGCGCCTCCTCGAGCCGGCGCCGACGCGACTGTCTCGTTTCCCACCACGCCGAGAACGCAAGGGTGATCGCGGCGGCGACCAAGCCTCCGATCCATCCCTCGAACCAGCCCGACGTCGCGCTCGCCTCCGCAGCAGCTCCGAGAGTCATGGCCGGATGCTCCCACGGGCCGGTGACACGGTGGCGTCGGTCCGAGTTTGATCAATGTCTAGGCGGACCCGTGCTATCGGTCGAGCTGACTAGCAATTCGGTCGAGCGACTCCCGGATCTGCTTCAGCCGACCTTCGGTCGACTCACTCGAGAGCTGCCGCGAGTCGTCCGTCATGACCTGGGCGTCAAGCCGGTACTTGTCGGTGTACCAACGCCACCGAGACCGCCGGTACCGAATCGTCACAGTGAGGTCGGCTGGAAGGTCTCGCGGCTTCCCTGGTGCATCCTCCACGCGTACCGCGTTCACGAGTTCCTGCGCCGGCGCGAGTACCGCGATCGTCGTTGCGTACCGCCTGATGATGAACTTCCGGGCGAAGTAGCCGCCCGGCGCGAGCGGCGGGTCGAACGTGACCGTCACGTCCCGTGCGACCGACGCGCCGGCGTTGCGGATCACGAACTCGAGCGCCTGGTAGGCGAAGGGGAACGTGCGGTACTCGGCGACCATCACGGGTCGCGAGCGGTCTCGGGAGTCGTTCTTCGCGGCCGCGATGGCCCAGATCGCGACTACGGCTGTGGCCGCCGTCGCGATCCCGCCCACGGCGGTCCAGTCGATCTGCATGGCCGGACGATAGCGGCCGCTGCCCACACGGCGCCGGGATTGGTCGGGATCCTCCGACACGGCCCCTAGCCGGATATCCCGACACCCGCCCCGTCTTACCCGACCACGTGAGGAGCCCCGCCATGACCCCCGACACCTGTGCCGCCCACGAATGGACCACAACCACCGCGTTCGAGGATGCCGGCACGCACACGTTCGCGTGCACGAGCTGCGCCGCGACGACGACCGAGTGCCGCGACTGCGCACGGCCCCTCGACGGCACCGCGCTCGCGATCTGCGACCGCTGCCTCACCCGCGCCCGCCAGCTCCTCGAGGACATCGGCACGTACCTCGCCGAGATGACGGACGTCGCGAAGGTCGCCGTCGGGCTGCGCGCCGTCCGGTACGACCTCACCGGCACCCCGTCGACCGCGAACGCGACCCGGCTGCCGCACGGGCTCGACGCCGCGTACCGTGAAGACGTCCCCGTCTCTGGGCCCGGGTCGATCCGGACGCGGGGCGGCGCGCTCGACCTGCTTGAGGCGTGGGTCGACGACTGGGCGGAGCGGTGCGGCGACGGCGAGGGCGCGCACGACACGCTCGGGTACCTGCGGGCACACACGCTATGGGCGGCGCAGAACCACCCCGCGTGGGACGTGTACCTGTCTGAGCTGCGAGCGACACGGGCCGTCGTGCGCCGCCTCGCCGGTCTCGCCCCCGAGCACGAGCCGGCCCCGTGCGTGCACTGCGGCGGGGCGATCGTGCGGGACTGGACGACGTGGGAGGGCCTGTCCGACGTCGCACGCTGCACCGGGTGCGGCACGACGTGGGGGTCGCGCGCGCACCTCGCGCTCACGGAGCGTTGGCACGTGCGGGCGCTGCCGGCGGAGCGGCCCGACGCGTTGGTGACGGCGGAGCAGGCGCGCGCCATCTGGCCGGGCCTGAACCCGGCGACGTGGCGGTCCTGGGTGCACCGTGGGGTCCTGGCCGCCGTCGGGACGGACGGACGCGGGCGGCCTCTGTTTGAGCTGGGGGAGGTGGCGGCGCGGGTCGAGGCGGTCCCGGCGTGACTATGGGTAGTCATGACTACGATGCGCAGCATGGACATTGCGAAGAGGCTCAGCGCACTCGACGACCAGATCGTGGCTGCGAATCAGGGCAACCCTTCGGATTTCGAAGGCTGGAAGAGCGCGACCGAGGTCGTACTTCGCACAGTCATGGGTGCCGACTCACCCCTACTTCGCGACTTCGAGAAGGTCAGGTACTCGCCGAGCGTGTACTTCTCGGGCATGGACACGAAGGGCTACCGCCCGGCTGGGGTACGGAAGGTCGTCGCCATCCTCGAAGCAGCGAAGCGCGAACTAGAGCTCAGGAGCGAGCTTGAGGAAGTCGTCGTGCTTGACGAGAGTCCTGAGGAGAAGGCAGCAGCCGAGGAGAGCGGGCGGACATTCATCGTCCACGGACACAACGACGCGCGGAAGCACGAGCTCTTTCGCGTGCTTCACGACCTCACAGGTACTAAGCCGATCATTCTTCACGAACAGCCGAACGGCGGGCGCGTGATCCTCGAGAAGCTCGAAGCCTATGCTTCGACTGCCGGTTTCGCCGTTGCGCTGCTCACGGCTGACGATCTGGGTCGAGCAGCATCCGATTCGGACGAGCAGCCGCGCGCACGTCAGAACGTCGTGTTCGAGGCGGGCTACTTTGCCGGCCTCCTGGGACGCGCGCGCGTGCTCATCCTCCATGAGGACGGCGTCGAACTCCCGAGCGATCTCGACGGTCTTGTCTATGTTCCCCTGGACTCGGGCGCCTGGAAGTTGAAGCTTGCTCACGAGATGTCCAACGTCGGCATCAGTGTGGACTGGTCTCAGCTCGCGGGGCAGTAGTCGAGATCCATAGGTTCCGGCTATAGTTGGGTGCAACGCTTCCGGGGTTCCAGCGCGCCCCGAACCAGGACCGCCCGGTCGAGCACACCGCTCCCGGGCGGTCCCGCCGTATACGCCCTGCCTCGTCGACGAGCCCGCGACCCCTCACACAGGAGCGCGGTGAGCCCGAACCCGGCAGGGACCCACGTCCCCGGTACGCTCCCGCTCGTGAACCCGTTTCCGATCGACCTTGAGGTCGTGATCGCACCCAACGACCCCAACATTTGGGACATCGCCACCGCCGTCGGGACCGTCGCGACCGTCGCCGTCGCGCTCGTTCTCGGGCTGGTCGAGCAGCACCGATCTGGGAAACGACAGGCGGCAGAACTGAGGAGGCTCGAAGAGGAGCGCGCCCGAGCTGAGTCCGAGCGCAACGAGGCCCTCGGTCGAGCGGAGAAGGAGGAGCAAGAGCGGCAGGCCCGGCGCATTGCCATCTGGACTGAACCTGGCGGCCGGGTGGCATCTGGCGAGGACGGCAGCGACCAGTTCATGAGGACCGAGACCCTGGTCGTCCAGAACTACTCCGACATGCCGATCTTCTACATCCTCTTGGTTTACAAGAACAGCGACGGTGTCTCGGAGGTCGCGGACAGTGAGACCGTCCTCTTGCCGGGCACGGCAATCCGCGCGCAGCTCCCAGAGGTCCCCTTCGAGGACGAGCGGCGGTACTCCGATCACGACTACGTCATGTTCGGAGACGTCTTCGGTCGCCACTGGATCAGAACGATGACAGGTGAGTTGAAGCAGGTCGTCGAGCGCGCGTCCAGCTGACTCTCTGTCAGGCCGCCCGGCGCGGTGAGACACGGCGAGGGCAGGTGAACACCACGTGCCCGCACCCCGCTACACGCCCGACGAAGACGCACTCCTCCGTGAACGTCTCGCCGCCGGCGTCTCCCAGCGCGCCGTCGCGGAGGAGCTCGGCCGAACGCCGGGGTCGGTGGCGTCTCGGGCGCACAAGCTCGGCATCCGGTCTGACCGCACCCAGACCGTCGCGGCCACGGCGGCGGTCATCGTGGACGCGAAGGCGCGCCGGGCCGGCCTCGAGGTCGCTCTGCTCGAGGACGCGGAGCACCTGCGTCGGCAGATCCGCGCGCCGCACGAGTACATCGACCACGGCGGCAAGGACTACATCGAGGTCCGCTGGACCCAGGAAGAGCCGTCGCCCACGGACAAGCTGAAGCTGATGCAGGCCGTCGGGGTCGCGATCGACCGGTCCCTCAAGCTCGCCCTGCACGACGCGGACGGTGGGCACACCGAGGCCGTCGGGATGCTGGACGGGATCGCCGCAGCCATCACCGCGGCCGCGGACCGGATGCCCGCGCAGGACGAGTCGTGACCGCCGTCGTCGTCACCCAGGCCGTTATCGCCGCCGTCCTCGTCGGTCTGTCCCCGAGGCAGGTGTGGTCGATCGCGCGGGCGACTGCGCGCGTGAACCTGTGGACCGGGTCGATCCGGTCCGGGAAGACGATCGCCAGCCTGCTCGCGTGGCTGATCTTCGTGGCGCACGCGCCGCGCGGCGGCGAGCTCGTCGTCGTCGGCCGCACCCGCGAGTCGATCGCGCGCAACGTGTTCGGTCCGCTCAAGGACCCGTCCCTGTTCGGGCTGCTCGCCCGGCACGTGTCGTACACGGCCGGCGCACCGACGGCGGTCATCCTGGGCCGGACCGTGCACGTCCTCGGCGCGTCCGACTCCCGCGCCGAAGCCGTGCTCCGCGGCCTGACCGTCGCCGGCGCGTACGTGGACGAAGCGACCCTCGTCGCAGAGGCGTTCTGGACGCAGCTCATCGGCCGCATGTCCGTCCCCGGCGCGCGCCTGTTCGCGACGACGAACCCGGACGGGCCCGCGCACTGGCTGCGCAAGCAGGTCATCCTGCGCGCGACCGAGCTCGGCTACAAGATCTTCCGGTTCCGTCTTGCCGACAACACCCACCTCGACCCCGCGTACGTCGCGCAGATCACCCGCGAGTACGTTGGCCTCTGGTACCGGCGCTTCATCCTCGGCGACTGGGTCCAGGCCGCCGGGGCCGTGTACGAGCAGTGGGACCCCGACCGGCACGTCATGCCCGCGGGAGAGCTGCCGGCCATGGACCGGGTGCTCGCGCTCGGCGTCGACTACGGCGACGTGCACGCCTCGCGGGGGTACCTGCTCGGCATCGGCCCGGACACGCGCCCTGGGCACGGCGGCGAGGACCGGCTGTACGTGCTGGACGAGTGGCGGCCGGGGCACATGACCGTCGGGGAGCACTCGACGGACCTGCGGACCTGGCTCGCGACCCGCTCGGTGGAGGCGTGGCGCTCGCCGGAGTGGGTGCCCGTCGACTCGGCCGCGGCGTCGTTCCGGCACCAGCTGTTCCACGACGGCGTCCCGGGCGTGACGAACGCGCACAAGGCCGTCCTGCCCGGCATCCAGACGGTCGCGTCGCTGCTCGCGGTGGACCGGCTCGTCGTGTCCGACGCGTGCACGGAGCTGGTCGACAAGATCCCCGGGTACGTGTGGGACGACAAGGCGACGAAGCGCGGCGAGACGGCCCCGGTTAAGGCGGACGACGACGAGGTCGACGCGCTGCGGTACGCGATCTACACGACCCGCCTGTCCTGGCGGGAGTCCATCCCGATCGCCCCCGCCATGGACGGCGCGCCCGGCGACGACACCGACTGAGAGGAGCCCGTCGTGCCGCTGCCCACGCCTGGTCAGGCCTGGCCCCCGAAGGCCCTCGCCGACATCACGCCGGTCCTGGGCCAGTGGTCCGCCTGGTACGAGGGCACCCCGGGTGCGCTGCGGGCGGCGTACCAGCATGACGGGCCGCGGCAGCAGCTCGACCGTCCGTCGCAGTACCGCGGCGGCGTCGTGGGCTGGGCTGCGCGCACCTGGTGGGGCCGGCCCGTCGGGGACCTGACCGTCGGGCAGCGTGGACAGGTGCACATCCCGCTCGCAGCGGACATCGCGCGCGGGTCCGCGGACCTGCTGTACGCCGAGCCGCCGACCCTGCTCCTGGCCGACAAGGCGGCGCGCACGTCGGGCGAGAAGGCGTCGGTGACGCAGGAGCGGCTCAACGCGTACGTCGACGACGGCTTCCACTCGGTGCTCGCCACCGGTGCGGAGGTCGGTGCCGCGCTTGGCGGCCGGTACCAGCGCGTCACGTGGGACGCCGCCGCTTCGAGCAAGCCGTTCCTGGTGACGGTCGACGCGGACGCGGCGTGGCCGGAGTTCCGGTGGGGTCGCCTCGTTGCGGTCACGTTCTGGCGCGTCGTCGACGAGCAGGGGCAGATCGTGCGCCGGCACGTCGAGCGGCACGAGCTCGACCGCGAGGGGAACGGGCTCGTGCTCCACGCCCTGTACGAGGGCACGGCCACGAACCTCGGGCGGCCCGTCCCGCTGGCCGAGCACCCGTCGACTGAGACGCTGGCGGCCCAGGTGGACGCTCAGGGAGCGCTCGTGGCTGGCCGCACGCCGGGCCTGTGCGTGGAGTACATCCCGAACCAGCTGCCGCAGCGGCGGTGGCGTCAGGACCCGGTCGGGCACAACCTCGGCCGGTCCGACTTCGACGGCGTCGAGCAGCTCATGGATGCGCTCGACGAGACGTACTCGTCGTTGATGCGCGACGTCCGGCTCGCGAAGGCCCGCATCATCGTGCCGTCGTACATGCTCGAGGCCGGTGCGCCCGGCACGGGGGCGTCGTTCGACTTGGACCGTGAGGTTTACGAGGCCGTGAAGGCCGCGCCGCCGGAGGACGGGCACCTCGACATCACGCCGCAGCAGTTCGAGATCCGGGTCGAGGAGCACCTGCGCGCGTGCGAGGACATCGCGCTGCGGGCGGTGCAGGGCGCGGGGTACTCGACGCAGACGTTCGCGGAGCGCACCGACGGCGGGCAGATGACCGCGACGGAGGTGCACTCGCGCGAGCGGCGGTCGTACCTGACGCGGGACCGGAAGATCCGCAACGAGCGGCCCGCGGTCGCGCGCCTGGCGCAGAAGATGCTCACGATCGACCGGGTCGTGTTCGGCACGGCGGGCCTCGAGCCTGGGGACGTGACCGTGGACTTCGGGGACACGGTGCAGGACGCGATCATCACGCTCGCGCAGACCGGGCAGGCGCTGTACGTCGCGCGTGCGGCGTCGACGGCGACCCGGGTGCAGATGGTGCACCCGGACTGGACCGAGCAGCAGGTCCAGGACGAGGTCGCGACGATCCTGCGCGAGGACGCCGGCGAGATCCTCGCCGACCCCGACGACGTCCCGCCCGAAGCGCGGGCGACGGATCCTGCGGCGGTCAAGGCGCAGGCCGACGCGATGGGCGTGCTCATCCGCGCCGGCGTGGACCCGCTCGACGCCGCGCAGCAGGCCGGGCTGACCGGTCTGCGGTTCACGGGCGCGGTGCCGACGTCGCTGCGCCTACCCGAGGGCGACGCCGCGGAACTCGAGCAGGCGTAGTCGGGTGGGTCTGACCTGGGAGGCTGGTTCGCGTGCCGATCGACCCCGGGTTCGGTGAGCGCCTCGCGCGGCGCGTCGCCGAGCTGTTCGCCGAGGCGGAGCTCGCCGTGCTGCGCCGGCTC